TGTTGCTGTAGCAAGATACGTCATTGCTTTCACACGACCACGCATAGCTACAACGGAGCCAGACGCAGTCAATGTAGTGGCATGAAGATCGTAACCCATGAGTTATCTCCTATAGTTGTAGGTGGGGATTAAACCCCACCATAAATTTTAAAGGTCAATAGCCTGTTGGTACAGAACAGTGAAACGAATTGTTCCTGCATTAGTAGCACCAGTAGTGGTTACTGTAAGACGTTTTTCAGTACCAACGTCTGCCCAAACCAATGCTCCACCTGCTTCAGTAGTAGGATATTTACGACCTGCACCAGAAGCGGCAGTAATTGAAAATTGGTTTATAAAAGTAGCGTTGCCACCAACAGTGTCGCCAATGCTCAGTACGCAAGTTGCGTTTGCAACAGCAACAGGAACATCAATAACGATGTCAATAATTTGTGATGCGGCTGGGATTACGATATCGGTAACAGTGGCTGTTTGTGCGCCACCTGCGGTACTAAAATCAGTGGTTTGAGCCATAACGACTTGACCAGTGTTTTTAATATTTACACCTAAAGTAGTTCCAGTTGTTTCTTTAATTGTTCCAGCCTTAATAGGCCCAGAAAAAGTTGTAGTACCCATGAGAGTCTCCTGTCGGGGTAAGTGTCAGCCACACCATGCGGCTGTCAGGGATGCAAGAAGTATACACACATTAAAAACAAAAAGAAAGGGGCCACCGAAGCAGCCCCTTAGATATACCCTGTAGCGTCTAGGGTATTTTATTAAGCGCCTTGCGAACCGTAGATACCTAGTGGGTCGGATACGCCGAACGAGTAACGCTCACGTGCTTTGTAGCGAACGTTGCCTGTGTCGAAGTCGCCGTCCATGCCGGTAGCCATAGCTGTACGAACAAAGTGCTTCATTCCGTTTGGAATGTCGGTTGTCAAGAACCAAGCATCTGTGTCTGTCAGGTAGTGGTTTACGCCATAGCCTTCAGGGATCGAACCGTTTGTACGAAGTGCGTTCAAGTCGTTGTCAGCTGTACCAACACGGCCTTCAGTTTGAAGCAAGCGAGTTGCAACGAACATCAAAGCAGCGGGGATAATCAACTTACGTGGACGTGCTGCAATCAACAAGCCGCGCTCATCAACGTAACCTGCGATATCAATAACGGCCTGCTCGAGAGAAGTCTCGTTCAAGTCGGCATCAACGCCGGGACGGTTAGCGTTTGTAGAACCCGATACAGTTGGGTGAGCAGTGCTGAACAGTGTTACGCCATCACCAGAGTTGAACGTATCAAAGCCTGTGTTTAACAAAGCAGCAGCTTTAACTTGTTTGGTGTAGGCCATTGCACGAGCAAGAGCTTTTGTGTAACGCGACGACAACGAGTCGTACAGGTTATCTTCCATTGCTTCTTCAGTAATGGCGAAGCCCATAGCAACGGTTTCGTGGTTGTAGCGGGCAGTGAAAGATTCTTGTGCGTTATCGTAAGAAATCGCAGAACCTTCAGCTTTAGTTGGAGCTTGTCCAAAGCCCGAAAGTTTGACCTCCTCCTCGAACGACCGCTCGGAAGATTCAGTTTCGTAGATTGCTTCATGCTCGTTTTCGTATTTACCATACTCAAGACCGAATAAAGCATTTAGGCCGGGAAGTAGTTCCTTGAGGGCCTGTGCGCGAGAAATTGCCATGTGTTAGCCCTCCTTACAATCCAACAGCGTTTGTAGCGCTGCTGTAACCGGGGTTAAATTTTACCAACAGATCGGGGAATGCGTCACCAATAGGCGATACAGCAGCCACGATACGGAAGGCAGCGGTTGTTGTTACAGTCGTTGCGTCTACAGCAGAATTGGAATTACCTGTTGTGGTACTACCAGTAGATGTAGATTGGGCGGCTGGGAAGAACGTATTTGCGCCAATGTCTGATTGGTCCATAGCACCATCAGCTTGAACTTGGAACAATACGTTTGGATCGTCTACAACGTAGGCTTTAATTACGCCACCAGCAGTGGCAGATGGGTAATATTGAGCTTGTACGAGCTGACCCGAAGAGTTGGTGTATTCACAGCCAACAAACACGCCCAAAGAACCAGTCAAAGTTGTACCAGTTGGGAATGCGTTAGTTGTGCCATCGGCACCAGTAGCAGTTGAAAGTGCGATGTAACCATCGGCACCAATGTGAACGACTTGGCCGTAGAAAAGGTTTGTACCTTCACCAGCTGGGTCGATTAGATACTGGGACGTAGCCCCAGCGTAAGGCATGCCATCAGCGCGTTTAACGGGCTTCAGACCATAGGGAGCGGCAGTAGTAGCCATGTGCTCATCCTCCGATTTTCAATTTAGATTCACAGTAGGCTACCACTATTGGTTACCTACCAAACGATGTGCGCGTAGAACGTTCTGAAGGAAGAACCGGCATACGTGGATCAGATTCCCGCATGAAATTCCGATCAACAGCGTCAGACTGATTTTGTGCAGTCCCCAGTTGACCCTCAATACGATCAAGCACTTTTTCTTCTGGAATACTACAAAGTAGTAATCCACCAACTTCAATATTGTCCTTAAAACGTGAGTCTATATCGGACATAATCTGAAGTTCAGGATAATCTTCAGCCTTAACAGGCGTGTAGCCTTCGCGAAACCTAGCAGATACGTTGGTCATGTCAGCGTTACCCAGAGTTGCTGTGCGAATCCACCGGAACTTCAAGCCCGGACGGTTTTCGGGGGTAGGCAGCATGGACGATCTTTTCCACGGTTTTTTGCGTTCACCTGTTTCACGGGTGTCGATGGAACGTGGGGTGCGATTAGCCATTGTTTATATCCTTTAATTTCTGCGCCGCATACTGTTGTATAGATAGTCCCAAGCGCTTGGCGATTGCGGCCTCAGACGAGGTGATAACAACTTTATTGCGTGATACAGGAGTATTTCTACCCCCCGGGGCTACCACGGAACCAGTCTGACGATGCGGTTGTTTCACCTCAATGGGCGCGTCATCAAACCTATCTGGATACCGCTGACGTATAGCAGCATCAATCTTATTGTAGTATATATTAGAACCTGAATCAATCCCGTTCTCAACTAGCTCCTCGTGGACTAGCATAGCGTATCTCTGCATGCCTCTGTCCTCGTTGAACCACGAGTTCTTTTCGACCCAAGCTTTGGCTCTAGGATCAGGTTCTGGTATATGTGTAGCCTTTGGTACTGGGGCCGCTTCCTGCTGTTGTTTCGGCGGCGTCCAGTTATCTACCCTAGAACTTTCGCTCTGGAGTTTCATCAGCTTCTCTTGAGCATCTAACACTGCATCTGCGTCACCAGCTTCGTATGCTGCTTTGTAAGCTGCTTTAGCGCCTACAAGTTCAGAAGCAATACGGGCTTTAGCTTGAGTGATTAGTACACTCTCACCTTCATTCAGATTCTTACGGAGCCTATCGTTTTCACCCTTAATCTGTTGGGCATATTGCACAGCCGCTTCGCGCTCTCGGTCAGCCGCTTCTTTACGACGACGTTCTTCATGATACTCAAACTTGAGCTTTTTGATACGCTTCTGCACAGACTCGCTGTGCTTGCCAAGGTCAGCGTCATCATCTTCTTCCTCAACAGCAGGCGCTTCAACTTCGGACTTAGTTGTACGACCCCGATCTTCTTCGGGTGTATCGTCTTGGATTTCAACTTCAATCTCGTCAGTAGTATCAAGATCAAC